TTTACAAGTAGCTCTATTACCATGGCAACAGAAAGTCTTTGATGACAGCACTAGATTTAAAGTTATACCTGCTGGACGAAGAGTTGGTAAGACACAGTATGCAGCTTGGAAGCTTATATTAGAGGCTCTAGCAGCTACACAAGGTGTTGTAGTCTATGTTGCTCCTACGCAGGGACAGGCAAAAGAGATTATATGGGACTTACTATTCGACTTAGGTAAGGATGTAATTAAGAAGTCACATACTAATGAAGGCTGGATACAGCTAGTAAATGGTATAAAGATATACATTAAAGGTGCTGATAGGCCGCAGACAATGCGTGGTCTTAAGATAAAGTTCTTAGTCATGGATGAATACGCTGATATGCGTCCTGAAGTGTGGGAACAAATACTCTCACCAGCTTTAGCTGACTTACAAGGTGATGCAGTCTTCATAGGAACACCTATGGGACGTAACCACTTCTTTGAACTGTATCAATATGCGAAGCTGTCGAATGACCCTGAATGGGCTGGTTATACGTTTAGTACTTACGACAATCCTACTATACCTAGAGAAGAGATTGAAGCGTCAAAGAAAAGGATGTCCTCCTACTCCTTCAGACAAGAACACATGGCATCCTTTGAAGCCCTAGGTAGTGAGATCTTCAAAGAAGAATGGGTTAAGTACGATGACAAAGAACCTGATATAGGTGACTACTACATATCAGTTGACTTAGGTGGCTTTGGTGAAGTAGGTAAGTCTAACCTTAAGAACGTCAAGTTAGATGAGACAGCTATATCAATCGTTAAAGTCAGTGAAGACGGTTGGTGGGTAAAAGACATAGTACATGGCCGATGGGGCGTTGAAGAAACAGCTAGAAAGATATTCGAGGCTGTTAAGCAGAATAGACCCATATCGGTTGGAATAGAGAAAGGGGCGTTAAAGAACGCTATACATCCTTATCTCAATGATTTAATGAAGCGAGAGCAGAGATTCTTTCGTGTTGAAGCCTTATCACATGGTAACAAAGCTAAGATAGATAGAGTAGTGTGGGGTTTACAGGGACGCTTTGAACATGGCGCTATAACAATTAATAAAGGTAAGTGGAATATTCCCTTCCTAGATCAGTTGTTTCAGTTCCCTAACAAGCTAGTACATGATGACCTAGTAGACTCTTTAGCTTATATAGATCAATTAGCTACAGTAGCTTACTCTATAGATCACATAGAAGTAGAAGACTTTGACGTATATGATGAAACCATAGGCTTTTAAGCCTGTATAACTTCCAATAGGATTTTAGATGGATTATAACGAAGGCACATTAAGAGCAGAAGAGACTTTAGAGTCCTGGGTTAATTCTCATATTGATGAGTGGCAGCGTCACTATCAAGAGAACTATGCAGATAAGCATGAAGAGTATATGCGTATCTTTAAAGGTGAGTATGCTGCACAGGACAAGACTAGAGACTCTGAACGTAGTACCTTTGTTAGTCCAGCATCAGCACAGGCTGTAGAGTCCTCAGTAGCTGAAGTAGAAGAGGCTATATTTAATAACCAAACCTTCTTTGACATTAAAGATGATGTTAGAGATGGAAACAACCAAGACATACAAGAGCTACGTAAGTATCTACACGAAGACTTTGCAAAGAATAAGATTAGAAAAGCTATTGGTGAAGTACTGCTAACTAGTGCTATACATGACATAGCCTATGCTGAGATAGTAGTAGAAGAGTCAGAGACACTTACACCAGCGTCAGAGCCTATACTAGGTGGTGAACTTACTGCTGTTGGTGTTAACTCTGAAGACAAGGTTAAGGTTAAGTTAATACCTTTAATGCCTAAGAACTTCTTTAAAGACCCTAATGCTGCTTCTATTGATGAAGGCTTAGGTTGTGGTTCTGATAGGTTTGTACCTAGACACTCTGTAGAGATACTACAAGAACAGGGTGTATACAATGATGTAGAGATACCCGCACATACTAGAGAGACTGAGATAGATACTAATCCAGACATTACTCAGTATGAAGAGAATAAAGTAAGGCTAGTTAAATACAATGGACTAGTTCCAACTGAGTTGCTTAAAGACTTTGCCATTGGTGAAGATGAAGAGATAATTGACTTAGTTGATCAAGACGAAGATAAGCTGTATACAGAAGCTATCGTTATTATAGCTAATGGTGTAGTTGTTAAAGCTATTAAGAACCCTAACATGATGGGTGATAGAAACTTCTTAGAGTTTGCTTGGGATACATTACCAGGCAGTAACTCAGGTAGAGGTGTTATCAACAAAGGTTATAACTCTCAGAAGGGTTTAGATGCTGAGCTACGTGCTAGACAGGACGCTTTAGGCTTAACAGTTCATCCTATGATGGGTGTTGATGCTACTAAGCTACCAAGAGGCACTAAGCTATCTGTACGTCCAGGTAAGATGTTACTTACTAATGGCGACCCTAGAGAAGTACTACATCCTATGAACTTCGGTCAAGTAGACCAGACTACTTTTATACAGTCTCAAGAGTTCCATAAGATGTTACAGACTGCTACAGGCGCTATAGACAACACAGCTATATTAGGCTCTGTTGATGGCGGTAGAACAAGTGCTGGTGCTTCAATGGCTATAGCACCTATTGTTAAGAGACATAGACGAACATTAGTAAACTTCCAAGATTCATTCCTAACTCCATTCATTGAGAAGGCTGCTTGGCGGTATATGCAGTATGACCCTGATAAGTATCCAGTAGGTGACTTCAAGTTTGTTGTTACAGGTACTTTAGGTATTATAGCTCGCGAACACGAAGTAGCACAGATGGTGCAGCTGTTACGGACTATGGGTGCTGATAGTCCTTTATATCCTGTATTAGTACAGGGCATTATAGATAACATGCACATTAGTAATGGTGAAGAACTAGTAGAGCTATTCCAGAAGTCTTTAGAAGACACTCCTGAACAGCAACAGGCTAGACAGGAACAGTTAGAGATGGAAAGAGCTTTGAAGCAGTCACAGACTAATGCCTTCCAGGGTCAAGCTGATGAATCTACTGCTAGAGCTAATAAAGCTAATGAAGAAACTAGATTGATGCCTCAACAAGCTGAGACAGATCGTATCGAAGCACTTACTCAGAACTTAGGTGACGAGAAAGATAGAGACTTTGAAAGACGTATTAAGATAGCTAATACACTAATCAGTGAAAGAGAGACAGCTATTAAAGAGACTAACGGTAATGCGTAGACAACTAGGTCAACTAAGACCTACTGATACCAATGCAGCCTCTGTGTTTACACCAGCGGTTGCAACAGAATATCGTATCTATTCAATACAGATCGCTAACGTAGGAACAGGGTCTGCTAATGCTTCTGTATTTCACGATGCTAATGGTACTACATATGACCAGACAACAGCATTAATGTATGGTACAAGCCTACCAGTAGGCGGTACAATCCTTATGGAGTTTAAGGCCGGCATAGGGGACTATCAAGAATCTGGTAACTTAGCTGTACAGTCTTCAGTAGCTAGTGCATTAAACTTCACAGTATATGGAGAACTATTTGGTGAGGATTTAGGCTAGCTTAAATAATTAATAACAAACTATCCTGTTAAGGATATAACCTAGGAAAACTTATGAGTGCAATGTACCTAAGCCCTAAAGTATTCGAGAACGCTATGATTGAAGCTAATCAGGCTTTCGAGATTGCTAATAAAAGAATTGACCTACTTCAAGAAGAGTTACGTCAAGTACAGAAGCAAGTAGAGGCTTTACAGGGAGCTAAGAACGTCCCAACTAAAGCAACTAAATAATAATAGTCAAGTCCCTAACGGAGAAACTAAATGACTGAAGAAGTAAATGTAGAGAAGCAAAAGGAAGATGAGCAGTACTACGACGCTCTCTTAGACATGTTTGTTACACCTGGTTGGAAGAACGTACTAGCTGAATTAGAAGCTAATAAGTCTCATCTAGACAGAGTATCAACTGTTAAGAACGCTGACGAGTTATGGGTTAGACAAGGACAACTCAATATCATTGAGAACCTAATCAACCTAGAAGCATCAACCAAGTTTGCAATAGATCAAATGGCAGAGAACCCCGATGAGGATAATTAGAGACTTTACGTGTTGTAACGAGCATACTACTGAAGAGTACATTGAACGTGACATTGAGTCCATAGATTGTCCTGAATGCGGAGAGGCTGCAACTAAGATTATCTCACCTGTACGGTCTGTTTTAGACGTAGTATCTGGAGACTTTCCAGGCGCTACAGCTAAGTGGGCAAGAGGGCGAGGTAAGCAAATAGAAAGAGAGCGCAAGGCTGTAAAGAACAACGGTGACGATGCCGCTTGGGACATAGCTAAGAACCGCTAATTTCTCCATAATATTATTACTAATACGGAGTAACTTTAATAATGGCTGAACTAATAGATCCTGAAGACCGATTGGATGAAGATGATGGGGTTGAAACCTCAGACTTACCA